CTGCCCGCTGTTCATTTTAAAATAGCAGGTAGCTCTTTACGTTCTGGAATATCATTAATGCGTGTTTGTGCATCAAGGACTAAACGCGCATTATCCACGATTGTACGCGCAATAATCGTCAAACTTTTTGAGCGTTCTGCTTCAAAAGCAAGTTGATCTGCATTTAATGATTCTTCGCTCAATCTTTCCATTTGAGCAAATAAATGATTGTTTAAATCTGTTAATGTATTTTTCATTCTTGTTCCTGTTTAAGTTAACTATCAAGTAATTAAACCATAACCCCGCAGTGCAAAATTATCAGAAATGCTGCGGTAAAACTGCTCCCGTCTTTTTTTCGTGCAGGAGGACACGCGTTAGGGTTTAATTCTTCATAATTAAAAAAACCACCACGCCATAAACTGCAATGAGTGGTGGCCGTGTTTAAAATTGATAGTAATCTCAGTATTCGTCGCTGTACTTTCAAGCGATCCCAAGTCTCCTATTTCTGAGCGTCGTGCCATTACCGGTGCGCTATGCGCGTACTATCAATAAGAACCGCTTAACTCGCCACATGATAACCACAACGCTACCCATGCTTTCAACGGTTCTTATTCATAGCTAAAGCCAAGCACACCACAGCCATTGATAAATCGCCAAGTTTATAAGGAAATTTACTGTGATGTGCTTGTATATTTATTCTTCGTCTTCGGGATGCTCTGGTGCTACTCTTTGAGCAATCATACTATCTGCAATAATATATGCAAGATTTGAAACGCTTTCAATCGCCACATATTCCCTACCTGCCAATAATCCTTCCATCGCATGTGCCGCAAAAATATCTCTTAGATCCATTATCTTTCCCCATAAAAAAAACCGTCTTCATAATCTGGTGAAAGTTGCCGTGAATGATGGCGGCTCAGATTCTAAATTCGGTTTTGTTTAATCATTCATCTTTTAACAGGTCTTTCACAACCTGTACACATTATACATGATTTAAAAAAAATTATCACGCTTGAAATTGCGTACAACATAAACGCCCTATCGCCCTACTCCTAAAGAGAGTAGGGCGTGGGCGGGCGTTATTTATGCTGTTTTTGTCAAAACGCCCGCCCTAATTAAAATACCGCCCTAGGGCGTTTTGGGCGTTCCATTATTTCTCATTTTTCATCATAATGAGTGCTGATGCATTAACTTGATCAATCATAATCCAGCCATGCTCAAATGGTTTTATCACGTCACCACCTTCCATCAGATTTACAAAGCCATTTGTGGTTGATGGTTTTAAAGCATTCTCTGCTGTGCGCTTTGCCCAACCGTCTGCATCAAGTTTTGCCAAGAATGCTGATCGGCTAATATACGGCATCTCCTCTCTGATTTCTGTGCCAGTTGCAAACCACACCTTCTCAAATAGCTTTCTGTGCGTATCTAACTTTGAATCTTTTTTAACCGCAATTGGTACATCAGCAGGTGACAACACGGCACTGTAAACTTGGTCGCCATCCTCATCAATCCATCCAGTGATAGCAATCTTTTCAAGCGTTGCATAAACATCTAATGTTAACTCAGCATCCTTTGATTTCTTTTGTGATATTTGCATTGGCTTGTTTTCATCACCAGGCGAAACACTGATTTCAATATCGAGTGCGCCACGCCACGCTGACGATCCACGCGCTCTATGTTGTGTTTCAGCAGACACACCCGTGTGATGCACTAAGATAACGGTACATCCAAACTCAATCATCAAACCAGCGCACGCATCTAGCATGCTTTTTGTGTCTTGTGCTGAGTTCTCATCACCAAGCAAGAAACGATGCAAGGTATCAAAAACAATAAGGCTTGGTCGCTCATCAAGACTTAACAGTGCCTCACGCACACGCTGATAACCTGCCGGTGTATTAAGATCGCACCCAGACTTTGATACCCACATATTAAGTTTGCCAATATTATTCTTTTGTTTCCAAGCCGCAATGCGACCACGAAGACCATGATGACCCTCACCAGCAAAGTAACCCACTGAGCCAGCCTTCACTTTATGTCCCATCCACTCACCAACTCCCGATGCAATGCAAAGGCACTGATCGAGTACCATGAATGTTTTACCACCACCAGATGGTCCATGAATCATAATGAGTGCTTCTTCCTGTATCCAGCCTTTTATCAGCCACTTGATTGGTGAAGGTTGCGTGCTTAAATCATCAGCAGGTACTAACCAATTATCTTTTGGCGGCATAAGTAAACTCAGCAAGTCACCACCATTGGCAACGTAATCGTTAGCATCACCAAGTTCTGGTGGCGAAACTATTCTTGCACCATGTTTTGCTGATGCTTGCTCTGCGTAGCGCATGCCAACACCAGATGAATCGTTGTCAGCAACAATGACAATGTCCTGTGTTGCGCCATAGGTTTCACGCATGATACCCGTCACCGGAACAATGTTTGATGCTGAGTAGGCAACGATGCAAATACTGCCTGTTGCTTCATGAATGGTTGCGGCTGTGGCAAAGCCTTCTGCAATAAAAATGGTCTTAGGATTCTCCGCATTTCCAATTGACCAAAACTTCCCGCTAGTTGCGCCACCTTTATGATAGAGCTTACCACCGTCTGTTGAAATATATTGAAGCGTTGATAAGGTGCCATCTTTGTTTAGCAATGGAACAACAAGCCGTCCATCACCAGTGACTCTTGCACCATGAACGCAGATGCCTTTCTTTTTTAAGTAAGGATGTTCTTTGTTTGCTGGCGTGCAATCTGACCATATCTTTGATACTACATCCTCAGTAACTTCATGTTGTTTTGCAAGTTCAGCGTCACGCGCTGCTTTAGCTTCAGACATTCTGCGCGAATGCGCCATTTCTTCTGCGGCAGTAAACTTTCGCCCAATGTCTGCACGAAATGACATTTCAATACCAGCTCGCCAATCACCAAACCTACCTGCCGGTGTACCATCGCCATAACAAATGTACCATCCTGTTTTATCTCCAGCACCAGATGATCCTTTTGATCCTGTTCTAAATCGATGAATCTTTCCATCCATATAAATAGTAGATGGTGGATCAATGCCAACATCACGCATCGCATTAACTAATTGCGACTCTGGCGACTCTGGCACCGATTCCATTGGCGGATAAAAACTCCCATTAAAAATATTAGTTAGATCTGCCATTGTTGCTTTCCAAGTAATCAGTTAATTTTGTCATGACTTTATAAGTCGGATTAGCATTTTCATTATCTCTAATCTCTCTGATAGTATTGAAATGAATGCCTGTTGCTTCTGCAATCATAGATACTCTGCGATCTTTTAATAATTCTCTTATTTCATCTAACTTCATCATTTTTTTTATTCCTGTTGGTGGTTAATTTTTGAAATAGAATATCATAAATAATATTTTATTGTTGACATTTAATATTAAAATGTTTAAAATCTTTTCTCAAGAGCTAACCGGAATTCCTCCAACCAGCTCAGAACAGGAGAAAAACAATGGCTATTAATTTAAAAAACACGTCTGATGTTCATAGCAATGGCGTTAAAGTTTTAGTGTACGGACATGCTGGCGTTGGCAAAACTACGTTGTCAACAACAATGCCAAATCCCGTGATTATAAGTGCGGAAGGTGGTTTATTGTCAATTAAAGACAGCAACATACCCTATGTTGAAGTATCAAACATGGCGGATATAACTGAGATATATTCTTGGTTGTTAACACCAGAAGGCAGTAAGTTTGATTCCGTTATCTTAGATAGTTTATCTGAGATTGGTGAAGTTGTTTTAAACCATGAAAAGTCTGTGAATAAAGATGGTCGCGCTGCTTATGGCGAGATGGCAACGCAGATGACAGCGTTAATTCGCGCATTTCGTGATCTTCCAGGTAAAAATGTTTTAATGACTGCCAAGGTTGAAAAGTCACAAGACGAAACTGGTCGAATGATGTACGCGCCATCAATGCCAGGTGCTAAGTTAGGACAAACGCTTCCATACTTTTTTGATTTAGTCTTGGCACTTCGCGTTGAGAAAGATGCTGACGGTGTAGCACAACGCGCATTGATGTGCGATAGCGATGGTCTATGGATGGCAAAAGATAGATCCGGAAAACTCCAAGCATGGGAGCAACCAGATTTAGGCGCAATCATCAAAGAAATTGGCGGTGCAAAATGAACATCACCGAATTATCTAACCGCTGGTTAGAATTAAAAGTTCAAGAAGATTACGTTATTTCAGAAAGAAGATACATTGAAGATCAAATATCTTCTTTGATGAAGATACAGGAAACGCTTGAAGGCGTTGAAACAAAAAAAATTGGTAGTTTTGTAATCAAAGTTACTGGACGAATTGACAGAAAAGTTAATTCAGAAATGCTACAAGAAATTGCGGCAGAAAATGGATTATCTGAGCATCTATCGGCTTTATTTAGATGGACACCTGCTATTAACATGACAGCGTGGAAAAGATGCTCACCCGAAATAACGAATGTTTTACTTGGTGCTGTTACATCAAAACCTGGTAGACCATCATATAAAATCACAATTGAGGAATAAGTCATGGCATTTTTAGAACAAACATTTAGCGTAGAAGATTTACCAGTATCAACTAATAGTTATGAATTAGTACCAGAAGGTTGGTACACGGCAACTATTTCTGGTGCTGAAATCAAAACGACCAAAGCAGGTAATGGTCAGTATATTAATGTTAAATACACTATTGTTGGTCCAACACATCAAGGACGCATTGCGTTTGGCATGATTAACATTAAAAACCCAAATCCTCAAGCAGAAGAAATTGGTCGCCAACAACTTGGTGAAGTCATGCGTGCGATTGGTTTAGCTAGAGTATCAGATACCGACCAATTAATTGGTGGCACATTGTCTATCAAAATTAAAATCACGCCAGCTAATGGCAATTATGAAGCATCAAACAGCGTAAATGGGTTTAAAACATCTGGCAATGGCATTGCACTTTCGCCAAAGGCAACATCAATACCACCAGCAGATGGCAAAGCACCACCACCTTGGGCAACTAAGTAAGTAACAAAATAAGGGCGTTTAACACACGCCCTTTTTCTTCGGAGTATTTATGTTAATTCCAGAATCAAATCACTCTATATCCGTGCTAGTAGATAAAGCGCATCAAGATAGGAAAGAAAAGCCAAGACCACACATGGGCGGATCTATGCTTGGCCATTCTTGTGACCGATGGCTGTGGCTATCATTTAGATGGGCAGTGCAAGAAGAATTTGAAGGTAGACTGTTAAGATTGTTTAGACGTGGACACTTGGAGGAAGTCACCATTGTGTCAGATTTAAGATCTATTGGCATTCATATCGGAAATACATCTGAGCATCAATCGCGTGTTAATTTTGGATGTCATGTATCGGGATCTATTGATGGCATTATATTTTCTGGCGTACCAGAAGCACCAAGCAAAAAACACATTTTGGAGGTCAAGACACACTCTTTAAAATCGTTTGATGATCTAGTCAAACATGGCGTAGAAAAGTCTAAGCCGATGCACTACATTCAAATGCAAGTGTATATGCAAGGATCTGGTATTGACCGTGCGCTTTATTATGCTGTCTGTAAAAACGATGATCGTATTTACACAGAACGAGTCAAATTTGTGCCAGAAATAGCTGAAAAATATATTAGTCGTGGTCACAGGATTGTTAAGTCAGAGCGCATGCCAGAACCACTTAGTTCAGATCCAAGCTGGTACGAATGCAAATTTTGTGCAGCGCATGAGTTTTGCCACAAAACAAAAATAACCAAACACGTTAACTGCCGAACCTGTGCGCATTCAACTGCGATGGATGACAGCACTTGGCGATGTGAACGCCATGACGCGGATGCTATACCAGTAGAATTTCAACAAGTTGGCTGTGACGCGCATGTGTTACATCCAGACCTTGTACCTTATCAACGCAAAGATTCACCAGATGGCAATCATGCAGTCTATGTCATTGATGGTGTAGACGTGATCAATGGTGAAAATGGTTATAAGTCATCAGAGATAGTGGCAAACCCACAAGCGTGCATTAGTAACGATACTTTTATTGCTGATCTTAGAAATATATTTGACGGGAAAATAATAGGATGAAACTCAGAGATTATCAACAAAGATCCATAGATGATCTTTACGCATGGTTTAAGGCTGGTCATGAAGGCAATCCTTGCATGGTACTACCAACAGGATCTGGCAAAAGTCATATTGTTGCCGCACTTTGCAAAGATGCGCTTCAGCAATGGCCAGAAACCAAAGTATTAATGCTCACGCACGTTAAAGAGCTTATCTCACAAAACGCTGAAAAAATGAGGGAGCATTGGCAAAATGCACCACTGGGTATTTATTCATCAAGCCTAAAGAAAAAACAACTTGGCGAACCGATTACATTTGCCGGTATTCAATCTGTTCGAGATAAAGCGCACCAACTTGGTCATATTGATTTAGTCATCATTGATGAATGTCATTTGGTGTCGCATAAAAATGAGGGCGGTTATCGTAATTTATTATCAGATTTGAGTGTAATCAATCCACGATTGCGCGTAATCGGTTTGACCGCTACGCCATATCGTTTAAATCATGGACTCATTACAGATAAGCCAGCGTTATTTGATGACATGTTGATGCCAGTCACCATTGAGTATTTAATCAGCAAAGGATTTTTATGCACATTAAAATCTAAAATGACGAAAACAAAACTCGATACCAGTGAAGTGCATAAACGTGGTGGTGAATTTATTGAGTCAGAATTGCAAGCTGCTGTTGATACTGACGATAAAAACAAAGACGTTGTCAGTGAAGTTATTAGACTTGCTGGCGATAGAAAAGCCTGGTTGTTTTTCTGTGCTGGTATTGATCATGCCGAGCATGTAAAAGACATGCTAATCAGCAAAGGGATTACAGCAGAATGCGTGACAGGTAAAACGCCACAAGCGCAACGCGATAGAATTATTGCTGATTATAAAGCTGGTAAAATTAGAGCATTAACAAACGCCAATGTTTTGACAACCGGGTTTGATTATCCAGACATTGACTTGATTGCAATGCTTCGCCCAACGATGTCATGCAGTCTTTATGTTCAGATGGCTGGGCGTGGTATGCGTCCAAAGTCACACACAGATCATTGTTTAGTGTTAGATTTTGCTGGTGTAGTTGAAACGCACGGGCCTATCACGAATGTAAAACCGCCAAACAAAAAAGAACCAGGCAAGGAAGGAGAGGCACCCGTTAAAGTATGCGATGAATGCGCTGAATTGGTGGCTATATCCGCCAAAGTTTGTCCAGCGTGTGGACATAGGTTTCCAGAACCAGAAGAAGCAGCATCGACGTTAAAGCTCAGAAACGATGACATCATGGGTATTGAAGGCTCAGAAATGGAAGTGACAAGCTGGAATTGGCGAAAGCATACATCTAAGGCATCTGGAAAAGATATGCTTGCTGTGACCTATTACGGTGCTTTATCTGATATACCAGTTACAGAGTATTTGTGTATAACTCATGAAGGTTATGCGGGAAGCAAAGCGTATGATTTATTGTTTCATATAGCTAATAAAAGCAATTGTGAAAACATTTATAGTTGTCATGAAGTAACGGATTTTTCAAATGTATTAAATGCAGCTAATCCACCATCAATAATAGAGTACACCAAAGATGGTAAATTTTATCGCGTAATAAATCGGAGTTGGGATGTATAAAGAACCAGATTTTCTAGTTGAATATAAAAGATTTAAGGCATTGCCGCCACCAAGGTGCTGTCATACCTGTGACTTTTACACTAAAAAAACAATGTTTTGCTCAAAATATAATATGAATCCGCCAGAGGATTTTGTGAATACGCAAGACAATTGCCCTAACTACATTGAGGAGTTGCCATTCTGATGACTATTGTTAAAGAAAAAATCCCATCCGAGCATCACGAACAAGCATTGCTTGTACAGTGGGTTAGACGCACATACCCTGGCGTTCTTATTCATTCAATTCCAAATGGCGGTCATCGTAGCAAATCAGCGGCTGCTGCGTTGAAAGTAGAAGGAACAGTGGCAGGAATACCAGACTTGTTTATTCCTGCATGGAAACTTTGGATAGAAATGAAACGCATCAAGGGCGGTGTTGTCAGTCCAGATCAAAAAAAAATTATTGAGTATCTTGAAAGCGTAGGCTACCAAGTCATTGTTGGCAAAGGTTTTTTACATGCTAAGGAACAAATAGAACAATTTATTGTAAAAAATTAACATTTTAATGTTTACTTCGTGAACAGTTATGATAATCTATAGTCCAGTTCTGAGGAACGAAGACGAAAAATAATTAACTTACCGGAGTAAACGACATGGCAACACATAAAGACTACACAGCATTAATAGCAAGAATTGACGCTTTTGGTGAAAAATTAGGTTTTACATTAACTGATGCTAACATTGATATGCAAAACTGCACTTTAAAAGAAGATGATGCAAATTATTGGGAAGCAATGATGGCGTGCGCTCTTAATGCAGCAGATTCAAGATTAGAAGATTACGAATCTGATTATGGCATAAGAACATTGTTAACCGCATAAATATAAAAAAACTGGGCGTAAATATGCGCCCAGTTCGCCCAACTTATTTAGGAGCAAATAATTATGAAAAAAATATCTAAAAAAATACAAGTTGGCACAAAAGTTTTTGTAAACAACGTTTGGTGCGAAGTAACGGAAATTAACGACACAAGAGTAAATTTTAAAACAAATCATTGGACTGGCTCGTTCCAATCCGGTGACATTCAAAAATTTAGCAACAAGGCGGTGTAAAAAATGGAAATCAACATTTATTTTGACATCGTATCAAACGATGGTGTAACAATTGGCGTTGGTGCTACTGCAATGTTATCTGGTTCATATATTCCATCAGACTTTTATCATGACATTGAAGATAATAGAGAAATTGATGTAACAGAAGTTAATTTATTTGATGAAAATGGCGAAGAAATGAACTCTGAAAAACTAACTGAAATTACTTATGAGCATATTGACGATAATTTAGTTAATATTTTTAACAAAGCAGAGAAAAGCATTGATGAAATTTACTTAAACGATTTTAAAAGCGATCACGATTACGCGGCATTAATGCAATAACAAACAACTCCTAACTCTGCCGCTAAGACAAGTGGCTTTTTTTAATACAAAGGTGATTTATGAAAAAAATAATTAACGATACAATTGATTTAGACGACTTAAATGGCGCAAGAATTTCAACGTGGATTAGCAAGTTGCTTGATTTACAATTTCAAACTGGAACATCAGCAATTATTTTGGCTTATGCTCATGATGATACACCTCACGATATAGGTTGCACAATTGAAATTAATTTTGAACGCCTTGAAACTGATGAAGAATATAACAATCGACTTGATAGAGAAGGTTATTTAAAAAAACTAACAAACGAAATTGAATTAAAAAAACAATTGTCTGAAAAACAAGCCGAGGTTGAAAAATTGCAATTTATAATTAAACAATGGTATCAATCATGATTGAATTTTTAAAGATGCTAGACGAAACAGGCATTGCTTACGTTATTTTTATTTTAACCGCTGTTTATTTTTGGTGGCAAAATGGAAAAGCAAGAATGGAACTTTATTTTCTTAAACGTCAACTTCTTAAATTGAAGGCGGTTTTATGAGCGCAACATTAGCATTAACGCTGTCATTTTTGACAGTAGACACAAACATCGACAAGCGCGGACGCACGACACAACAAGAACGCATTGCCTACACAACAACGGCAATACCTTATGACACGCGCCAAGCATGCGCTAACGCCAAAGAAGAATGGAATCTTGCTGTTGGTGCTTACCAAATGTCAAAACGCCCAGCACGGGTGATTATGGCGGTCTGCAATGATAGCGCAACGGGAGTGGTAGAATGAAAAAAGATTTAATTTGGGTGGCTATTTGCTCATTTGCAGTTGGTGCATTGCTTTGCTTTATTACAATAGCAGCAACACACAGACATCATTATGAAATCATTAAAACAAATATTGGTGAATTCATTATCCATGATGGTAAGATTTTTACTGTTTATGAGATGCAACGAAATGTTGCTGGGGATATGGTAGCAAGATGATTCATTATCATGGCACACCGATAGGTGGAACAAGACAAGATGTAGCGCGTTTTCTTGTTGGTCGTCATGCACTAATTCCGTTTGGCAGACAAGATGATACAGGTGCGGTGCTAGAGTTTTGCCAATCTTTTGTGTTAGATAATGGCGCATTTAGTCATTGGAAAAAAGGTTATGGCGCGATTGACTTTGATGCGTATTTAACATGGGCGCAATCTCTATGTCGTCATCCATCTTTTGACTGGGCATTAATACCAGACATCATTGATGGTACCGAAGCTGACAATCAGGACTGGGTGATGAAATGGTTACGCAGTGGAACAAAAACAAAAGGTGTCCCTGTTTGGCATTTACACGAATCGTTTGAATATCTTGAATGGCTCGTTGATAAATTTGAAATTGTTGCGCTTGGTAGTAGTGGAGATTATGCAACACCAAACACTAAAAAATGGTGGAGTAGAATGGCAGAAGTAATGGATGTTGTCACAGATAGTAATGGTAGTCCTAAATGCAAGCTACATGGGCTGCGTATGCTTAATCCAAGAGTGTTTACTAAATTACCGTTGTCATCGGCAGATTCAACTAACGCTGCGGTAAATTGCGGGTCGCTTGATAGATTTGGAATTTATAAACCTGCTACAGCAGCTCAGAGAGCAGCGGTAATTGCAGATAGAATTGAGCAACATAATTCTGCGCAATTTTGGAATCGTGATAACAATCAATTTGAATTGGAGTTTTAAAATGAAACAAATAGCACTTGAAGAACACCTACTTAACCGTCTAAATGATCTTAAAGAAGAACGTAAAAGCCTGAAGCGTCAAAAACTGCGCAGCATTAAAGAAACCATTGATATTCAATTTATATTGGCAAAATTTAGAGAGGAACGTAAACATGGCTGAATTAATTTTTTGGACTGGCATTTTTGTTTTAATAGTTTGTTTTATGGTGGAGTACGCGCGTGGAGATTGACGACATTGCAGCATTAATATTTTATGTATTAGCACTCATATTAGCGGGGATATGGCTATGGCATTAATTAAACCAGTTGAGAAGGTAACACCAACGCCAAGCACAACAAACTGCCAGCACAAAACATGGCGGCAATATGTAAGCAGAGGAATTAGGGAGTGTGATCGTTGTCATGAAATACGCCCTATTTTTGATTTAAAAATTGAACATCAAAGGTAATAGCATGGTGCAACCAATAAAAAGAGATTTAAAAGTTTCACTAAAAGAGTTGGAAAGTATAAAAGAAAATATTATTTACTGTGGTGGAACAGGCGCATTTTACCGAAAAAGAACGCCTGACAAGCCATTGACTTTTAACTACGCAAATAGGCAAGCTACCATTTGCGTTAAAAAAGAAAACGGTAAAAAATACTTTACCGCATGGCGCATGGCCGTTTATTTTTCACACGGTTATTATCCAAGCTTTGAGGATGCTGTTGTTTTTAAAGATGGCGATAATTATAACTTTAGAATTAATAACATCGTTGTTTGCCACCCTAATGAAGATGAACAAACCGTTTTAGACTTTGCTACTGAGCATGGTTTATCACCACAAACGGTTAATTATCGCATGAGAAATGCAATACGATTTGAGCGCATTGTAAAAAACTGGAGAGTGTTTTTTTATGATAAAAAAGAGTTTGCTAAATACTGCGGTGACATGATTGGTAGAAGGTTGGTTGTTGATGATGAAGGAATCGAGCATATACAAATTAAGCGCATTAATTTATCAGAAAGCCAGCGCGGAAATAAAACCGCACGGGAATTTTTAAAAACGTGGATTGGCGATATGCCAACAAAATGGGAGATGACATTATGCAGATAAAAAAAGTAAGACCAAGCGCGGTTATTCCGCAATTCCAAACTGAAGGCGCAGCCGCTATTGATTTATGCGCTTGTATTGAAGAAACCATGCTTTTAACGCCAGAAACGCCCGTGCTAATTCCTACAGGCATTGCAATCCATATTGCTGATAAGTCTGTTGTTGGCTTAATTGTTCCGCGTAGTGGGCTGGGTTTTAATTATGGCGTTGGTTTGATGAACACGGTTGGCGTAATTGACAGTGATTATCAAGGCGAAATTATGGTTAAGTTGCGCATGACACATGGTGATAGTTATCGAATCCAACCTAACGAACGCATTGCTCAAATGTTTTTTGTGCCTGTATTGCGTCCGATATTTGAAGAAGTTGAAGAATTTAGCACAGTGACTGAGCGTGGTGTTGGTGGATTTGGGAGTACAGGGAAATGAGTTTATTAACAAACGATGAAATTATGGAATTGGCTGAACTTGCTATTAATAAATCACCACATCTAACATTATTTGATACATTTTATGATTGGAACGAAAGACAAACTGCAACACAATTTGAACCAGATTGGGATAAAACTCCTTCTAACGCAACTAGAGTTTACTTGGATGCTGTTTGGTTTAACAGTGAAATGAAAGAAATTGATCGCACAACTATATGTTGTTTTGATAGACCAGTAACACCACACCCACACGCTGAAATGATTATGAAATATGCAGAAGTAGCGCAAAGACGTGTTGACCCTTGGGTTGAGTTTGAAGTCAACCTCGATAATAATTGGGAGAAAATAATGGGTAACCCCGCATGGCTTGATTATAGAGAATACCGCCACATCGGAGAAGCAAAATGATTGCAACAACAGCTTATATTTTAATTATCGCTGCAACAACTCACGGTGAGCTTACACAATTAACAATTAAATTTGCAGACAAGGCTTCGTGTGAAAGCGCGGCAGTTAGACAGGATTTTGCGTTTAAAAATTTGCAATTTGCAGGCAGATGGAATCTAACTTGCCATCCATATCAACTTAATGAGATCAAAAAATGATCCAGCAAATA